ACGGCAACGAAGAAATGGAGGAGCAGTACTACATGAAGGGGTATGCGCTGAAATTTGGGGTGCAATATGACATGGGCTGGTTCACCGAAGAGGTTCACCGCGATGCCTTGCGCGGCGCGAACATGGAGGATGTGCGCGTGCTGCTCAACCACGATGCCAATTTGATTCTTGGCCGCACGACCGCAGGTACAGCGCGGGTGATGGTGGATGACATTGGCCTGTACTACGAATGCATGCTGCCTGACAGCCCTAACGGCAGGAACGTGAAGGTGGCCATTGAACGTGGTGACATTACACAGAGCAGTTGGGGATTCAGTGTTCGCGGTGACGTGTGGAGCAGCAAGGATGAGGTGAAAGACCACCGCATCATTACGGATGTGGCATTCGTATACGATGCATCCCCGGTGACCTATCCGGCCAACCCCGACACAAGCGCAGCCAAGCGCAGCCGCGATGCGGCAATACAAGAAAAGCGGGCAGACACTTATGCCGATTATCCTGATGCTGCTCGCAACAATGCCCGGCGGGCAATTGAACATAAGGAAAAAAATGGCAGCGACTGCGGCACACGAGTAGGCTGGTTTCGCGCCGCACAACTAAGTGCGGGCGAAGGACTAACAAGGGATGAGGTAAAACGCACCTATTCGTTCCTCAGTCGCGCAGAGGTCTACGACCAAGGCGAATATATGGACGAAGAAGGCAACGAAATATGCGGCAGCATCATGTATGATGCATGGGGAGGCAGCGCGATGTTGCCTTGGGCGCGGTCAAAGGTCGCAGAATTCGAAAAAGAAACGAACAGCAGCAAGGTAGACTACCATGCGCGTTATTATCAGTTAATCACAAAATATTAAAACCATGACAAGCATTGAATTGAAACAAAAACGCGCTGAAATCCACGCCTCGCTGAAGGATTTGCGCGGAAAAATTGGAAAGGACGGCCTCTTCTTAGATACCGTTCACGAAACCGCTTGGCACAAAGCCGAGGAGGACTACCGAAAAATCAGCGAACGCATCGAACAGGTTGAACGAGCTGAAGCGATTGACCGCGAAATGCTGGCAGCCCAATTGATGGATGCCGAACAACGCACGGGCGCACCGAAGCGCGAAGTAGCAACGGACACGCACGAGAGTGCCTTTAACCGCTATTTGCTGCGCGGCTTCAATGGCCTTAACGACACCGAAAAGCGACTACTTGAAAGCCGTGGCACATCAACGCAAATCACCACGACTGATTCATTGGGCGGCTTTCTTGTGCCTCGCTCATTCAGCAATCAGTTGGAGATGGTCATGAAGTATTATGGCGGCATCCTGACCGCATGCGACATTTTCGATGACCCAATCGGCGGCACATTGGAATGGCCAACAGGCGATGACACCGCTGTAACAGGCAGCATTCAGACCACACAGGGCGCAACGGTTGCAGTATCTGACATGACCTTCGGACAGGTGCTTTTTGGACACTTCACGTTCACATCTGGTGTGGTTAAGGTTTCGAAGCAATTGATGCAGGACGAGCGCGTAGGGCTGTTGACCAATGTATTGACCGAGGCATTGGGTAGCCGCATGGGTAGAAACATCAACGCAAAGTTGACCACCGGAACGGGAACAAACGAGCCATTCGGTATTATCACCAGCACCACGGTGGGCAAGACGGCAAACTCTCAAACCGTATTCACTCAAGGTGAAATCATTGACCTGATGTACAGCGTTGACCGCGCCTACCGCGAATCGCCAAGCGCAGGCTTTATGATGCACGACACTATCATGGCTGCTGCTCGCAAGTTGGATGTTGCAAACACGAACACGGTTCAGTTCTTCACGCCTTCGCTGATTGCAGGTGAGCCTGACCGCGTGCTTGGCAAGCCAATTTACATTAACAACGACATGGCAAGTGCGCTGACCACCGGGCAGAAATTGATTTTGTTCGGCGATTTCAGCAAGTACAAAATCCGCCGCATACTTGCGCCAACCGTTGAGCGCAATGACAACATCTACTGGGATTCGCTGAACGTGGGCTTCATGGGCTATCAACGCCTTGATGCCAAGTTCATCGCACAGGGCAGCATCAAGTTCCTTGCTCTCGCATAATGGTGTGGGTGCAATTGCATGAAAGTGCGCTAATTGACGGCAAAACATACGCCAAGGGCATTTATCTTATGAGGTTAGAAATGGTAGAAAATCTGATTGGGCGCGGAAAAGCCCGCGTCCTTTCAGATTTACCAATTGAAAATGCGACATTAAAAAAACAATACGAAAAACGATGAGCCAATTATTATCATCTGTTAAGGTTGTGACAGCCCCGGCCAAAGAACCGCTGACGCGGCAGGAGGTCAAGGATTGGCTGAAAATTAGCACCACGGCAGATGATGCGCTCATTGACCTATTGATTGTTTCGGCTCGCAAATATGCCGAAAAGATAACTGGCCGTGCGTTGTACACGCAGACGGTTGAGGAGTATTACGATACTTGGAACTATGTTTTGTACATGAGCATTACCCCGGTGGCATCCGTGACTTCGGTGCAATACAAGGACGAAAATGGCACATATCAGACATGGGCTACAACGCAGTACAGCACCGATTTGATTGGCTCACCCGGTCGCATTGTAGTTACCGAAAACGGAACTTTCCCTGACACGGGCATGTTCGCTAACGCAATCAAGATTACCTACGTCAGCGGGCAGACAAGCACGGCCACCATTGACGCGGATGTCAAGACGGCCATGTTGCTAAAGATTGCGATGTGGTATGAAAACCGCGAAGACATGCGGCAGGGTATGGCCAATGAGCGCAGCGCAGATGTGCTTCTTTCACTTAGCAACATCAACTTGATATGAACACGAATTTCAAGCAAAAGGTGTTTGTCGGTAGCATGTGCGAAAATATAGCCATCCAACAGGTGCGAACAAGCCGAGATGTGAACGGCGCAGAGGTAGTCGTGTGGGAAGACCTGATGAATGTGTGGGCGAAGGTGGAGGAGTATTTCGGCGGCAGCGATGAAAAATTCTTGGGTGACCAACAAATGATTCAACGCCGCACAAGATTCACTATTCGATACACCGATGCGCTAAATGAAAAAATGCGTATTGTATTTCAGGATGACATCTACGACATTAACGTCATTAAGGAAATCGGACGAAGGCAATATCTTGAAGTTCAGACAGAATTAAGAAAATGAAAGCAGGAAGGTGGATATTTAGTGTGCTGAAAAACAACCGACCGCTTGCGCGTCAGGTGGGCAGCCGCATCTATCCAATTTCAATACCGCAGGATGCAGAATACCCGGCCATTGTGTACATGTGTGATTATGAACCCGCCGACCTGAACAAGCAGCAGGTGGCAACCGCTGACAATGTGAAATTGACCCTCCGTATATGGGCAACAAAGTATACAGATTGTGAAACAATTGACGAACTGGTGCGCGATGCGCTTGACTTCAATGATGCAGGCGGGGCAGGCATAACAGCCGAAGGTGTGACAATATTGGTCAGCGAATTCGCCGCAAGCAAGGATGGCATTGATGAAACCTTGGAAAACTACTTTCGTGAGATGAATTTTAACCTGAGGGAAAAATTATAGGACATGGGCTTACTTAGCGACTTTTTCATTAGTGATGTGCAGGGCTTTCAGGCTTCGCTGAGTGCTGAAATGCAACGCGACCTTATTGCCATGTTCAAGGATTTGAAAAAGGTAAGTGCTAATTATCGAAAAGACCGAAGGGAAATATTAGTGAAAGTAGGAAAGTTTGCAAGCGATGCGATTCGCAACACCGTGCCTGTTTCAAGGGCTAAGCACAGTCGATATAAGACCTTCAGTAGTTATCGCGGCAAGCGAAGTTCCGAACCTGTCGCAACCTACTACCCCGGTAACTTGAAGCGGTCAATTCGTCCGATGTTTTTCCGAAACAGCAAATCCGCTATTTTTGTTGGCGCACGATTCGCACCAAGGGATTCATCCGGCATTTTCAAGGGTAATCGCGTGGATGGCTATTATTGGCGATTTGTGGAGGACAATCCCGGCACAAACCCGTTTTTTCGAAATGCCGCCAATTCACTATCTGGCGCAATCTATGACCGCATGATTTCATTGAGCAGGCAATCCATTAACAAGGCAATAGACGGCATATCATCATGAAAATACTGCTTACCAAAAACATCAACAACGGCGCATCCGTCCTCAAGGCAGGGTGGGTCATTGAAGTAGGCGAACAAGACGGCCTTGCGCTAATTGCGCAGGGTCATCAGCAACAGACAGAAGGAACACCAGCAAGAAAAAACCCAGCGGCCTACACTCAAAACGGCTGCGCACCCATGCACCCATAAATTAACCTAAAAAAATAAACACAATGCCAACAACGGGAGTAATTAACAGCAAATTGATGAAGTTGTACACGGGTACTGCGCCCGGCACAGCCATCACCTGTCAAACGGACGCTTCTCTTAGCGTAACAAATGAAACACGTGACATTACGTGCAAGGACAGCGGACAATGGAAGGAAAGCCTGTATGCACAAACGTCTTGGGAAATCAGCGGCAGCGCATTGGTTTCTTGGGATGGCACGAACAGCGCAGAAGAAATCAGCGCACTAGTACTTGGGCAAACAACCACAACCGTAGCGTTCAAGACTGCAATATCGGGTGACCCGATTTGGAGCGGCAGCGTCCTGTGGACTTCGTTCGAAATCAGCAGTCCGGGAACCAACGAGAATGTCACCATGTCCTTCACGGGTATGGGTACAGGAACTTTGACCTACGCAGCATCGTAAACACATTAAAAAAAGGAAAATATGGTACACACAATTGAACTGAACGGCAAGAACTATGACCTGCTGTTCGGTAACTATGCATTTAAGTTGCTTGAAAACGAATTTGACATCAGCCTGCCTGATGTGAGTGAACGCTTCAGCAGCGGAGACTTGTTGATAATTCCCGACATCGTGTATTGCGCGATGAAAGCGGCAGATGCTTACTACAAGCGACCAACAACCGCAACAGCGGACGAGGTGTGCTTCGACATTGATATGACTCCCAACTGCATGATTGATATTCAGAAGATGCTGATGGATAGCATCATGAACATGGCAGGTGCTGGGGAAGGAAAAAAAAAGAAGGAGTAAGTGATGAAGGCGGCCGTGCGCTTAATTGGTATGGGATGGCTAAGGCAGCGGGAAAAATGGGATGGACACAGGATGAGTTCCTGTTTTCAACGCCCAGTTTTTTCTTCGCAGCATTTGAAGGCCACATCGAACAAGAAGAGCAGCGCACGGCCATCACCCTTCATGGCAGTCGTGTCGTGGCATACTATGCAATCGCACCGCATCTCAAGAAGGGCAAGCGCATCAATCTACGCGAGATTATCGAACTACCGGGCGAAAACACAAAACCAAAATTTGCACCGATAAGCCAAAAAGAATTAGACGATTTTAGCGCGGCAGCGGATGCAATTGTCTTGAAAAACACAAACAATGGCAGCAACAACTAAGTCACTCAACTTGCGAATTGCGGCGTACACGCAGCCGCTTGAGGCGGGTTTGGCACAGGCAGAGCGCAAAATGGCCACCTTCGGTCGCAAGATGGCGGCACAAGGACGCGACCTGACGCTGTCATTGACTACCACTATTGGCGGCTTCGGTGTTGCGGCAGTTCAGGCGGCGGGCGATTTCGAACAACTACGCAACGGCCTTGTCACCACGATGACCGATGCGGGTTATAGCATCGCGCAGGCAGATGCTGAGTTGGAAAAGTTGCGGCAGGCAGCACTTGCGCCCGGTCTTGATTTTGAACAAGCAGTCAAGGGTTCATTGCGCCTTCAAGGCGTGGGCTTGTCGGCGGAAGATGCACGAAAGGCACTTGCCGAATTTGGCAACGCCATTGCCATTGCCGGAGGTAGCGCAGATAGCCTTGACCGGGTAACTACCCAATTAGCACAGATACTTGGAAAGGGCAAGTTGCTCAATGAAGACCTGATGGTGCTGAAGGAAAATATGCCATCCCTGAGCAAGGCAATGAAAGAGGCATTCGGCAGCGCAGATGCGGAAACCCTACGCGAGGCAGGTGTGACGGCGGAGCAATTCGTTGCTAAGATGACCGCACAACTGGCAACCTTGCCACGTGCAACGGGCGGCATCAACAACGCCTTCACCAACATGCAATCGGCGATTAAAGAAAGCATGGGACAGATAGGATTGGAGATAGCCAACGCCATCAACTTGAAAGGCATCATGAATGCGCTGGCAGGCGCGATTAGTTCATTGGCGAGTTTTTTCACGAATCTGTCAACGCCGATGAAACAGGCATTGGTTATTTTCGGTGGCTACCTTGCTATACTTGGGCCTCTGCGTATGGTTATAGGCGGACTTGGGTCTGCCTTTTCGGTAATTGCTGGTCAACTTGGCACATTGGTCACGGCATTCAGAACAGCAACGGCATCAACCGTGTCATTCGGCACGGCATTCAAGGCGATGGACTTGGCAACCAAGGCAACTCTGATTGGCGCGATTGCAACCGTTATCCTATCGGCAGCGGCGGCATTTGGTGCGTTCAACAGCAGCGCAAAATCAACCGCTGAAACACTTCGCGAAAATGTCAACAAAAGCGTGGGCGAAGGCATCGCAAAGACGAAGCCCTACATTGCAATCCTGACGAATGCCAACAGCACGCTGGAGCAGCAGAAGTTGGCGATAGAAAAACTGAAGGAGGTCAATCCGCAATACTTCGGTCAATTAACAACAGGCAAGGGCGTTGTGGAGGCGGCAACCAAGGCGCAGGATGCCTATGCAGCAAGCCTACGGGCAACGGCATTTCAACAGGCGGCCACCGGGGCATTGCAAGAATTGGAATCAAGGCGGCTGGATGTGTTGATGGCGAAGGATGAAGAAATGCTAACGACGGGACAGAAATTATCGGTGGCGTTGACGGGCTATGCGAAAAAGGATGCGTATTGGAATGAATTAGTGCGAAAAGAGCGAGAAAAGAAACTAAAGGCAATTGATGATGAAAGCGCGGCAATCACGGCGCAGATAGTCAAGAGTGTACAATCAACGGCAGTCACCACAAAAGAAACAGCGGCAACAACAGCGTCAACGGCTGCAACCATTAAAAATACAGATGTAATTGCGAAAACAACGGCAAAAAGGGTTGAGGCCATTAAGGAGGTTGAAGAGGCACAACAACAGCAAAATATTACAATCGTTGAGGGTGTCAGCACGCTTGAAGATTATGAAGGCAAAATTCAACAACTGCAACAGCAACTTAAAAAAGTTGTTTTTCAGTCTCAAGAATTCTACGCCATTCAGGCGCAAATAGACGCGCTAAACAAGACCATGCAATTCAAGCCGCCCGAAATACCTGCGGCATTGCCAAAACTGCAAACGGTTGGCGAAAAGGAACAAGGTTCGGAGCAGATAGCCATTCTTGAACGGATGAATGCGCTGCGTGATGCCACCATCCTAAAGCAGCAAGAGGAGGCTGCTGCCTTGGCGCAGTACATGGAGCAATTCAATCAGATGGCCACCGGACAGCAGGCATTCTACGAGATGCTGCCGGGCATCATTGGCATGGTGGGTGATGAATTGGCTGGTGTATTCGAAAGGGGTGAACTGACCGCCGAGGCATTCGGCGCGGCGATGGGCAGGATTGTTAAGAAAATATTGGCAGGATTAATTCAGCAGGCCGTCATGCAGGTGGTCGCAAACACCTTGAAAAATCCCGCATTTCAGGCACTAGGCCCGGCTGCCATACCTATCGCCGCAGCGGCAGGAACAGCGGCAGCAGGATTGTTCACGGCATTGGCCAATCGCGTAAGTTTCGCAGAGGGCGGCATCGTCTACGGCACAACATTGGCAACGGTCGGCGAGTATCCCGGTGCGCGGACAAATCCTGAAGTTATCGCGCCACTTAGCAAGTTGCAGGGCATGTTGGGCGGCATGGGTGCGAATATGGAACTTTCGGGTCAGTTCGAAGTATCGGGGGATAATCTTATCTTGGTGCTAAACAACGCACAACAAAAACAATTAAGAACAGCAGGACGCAATGGGTAAGAGATTCAATTGTACAGCGTACAGCGAAAAAGGGGTTGAGTACGACCTTGAAATACACGACATCAACTACACCGGAGCGGTCACAGAGTTCAAAAGTAGTCGTGATTTTTTTCGCATCAATTATAAGGGTGAACCATCGAAGCGCATGACCTACATTATGGCTTCGGAGTGTTCCTTCGAATTCATAGTTGAAGATGCAACGCATGAGGCATTAATTACGGATTTTGTCACCGCCAAGGAAAACCAATTTCTAATTCAGATTTACAAGGGCGTCTCGGTATTTTGGCGGGGCGTGGTGATATACGACACGGTGGTCATTGAGGACAAAGATTACCCATTTTCCTGCACCATCAACGCGGTGTGCGGGCTTTCGTTGCTGAAGGACATCCCCTATCTTAATAGCGGGGTCATCTACGAAGGCACGGCATCTTTCAAGACACACGCCATTCGATTGCTAAATTACATTCAGACCTTGCCGCTGTACGCGGCGGATGAGGAGTACATGAAGACATCCATTGATTGGTGGGATAGCAATGTGACACCCGCAAACGGGACAGACCCGTGGGATAAGTACGGCTGTGATGATGCTGCCTTCTATGATTTCAAGGATACGGGCGGCGTTGACCAAGATGTGCTGAGTGCTTTTGACACGCTGAACGAAATTTGCAAGGCGTGGGATTGCAAAGTGGCAATGTTCGATGGGTCTTTTTGGTTCATGCAACCTTCGTACATGACGGGGTCATTCGTTAGCCGAAACTACAAGAAGACTGGTGTGTACATCAACAACACATCGTACAGCGGGCAGAACACCATCAATCAGACGGCATCGGGCGCACGAAATAGCGGGCAGGGAGGCACGTTCAGTTTTTTACCTGCCATCCGCAAGGTTGACCTTAAGGTAAACACCTACACGCGGCGCAACATATGGGTGAAGGGGGCATTGATATACGATTGGGGCGGCACTAATCCGGGTGATACATTTACTTACGACATTGACACTTCGGGTGATTTCGTCACTCTTCGGATTCAAGGCACAATGGAAGGGTCGGTGCTAAATGCATCCTATTCGGGCGCAACGAATAACACCATCCATCTGATGTTTCGCTTTTTAATTAAGGTTGGTAGCTACTACCTCAAGCGAAATTATACCAAGTCATCGCCGACCTTCACCCCGCTGTATGGCGCGCAGTCGTGGGAAACAACTCAAGAATATTATTACTTCCATGTCAGCCTATCGCCTATACCGGGCAGCGGCACATCGGATGAGTTCGTGCAGAACATTAACCACATTACCAAGAAGTTGCAAGGGAATGGTGGCAGCAATGAGTTCGGCCTTCAATTCTACGCCATCGAAAAGGGTTGGGAGGCAGGGCAAACAACATCGGGTGACCTTGAGGTCAATTTTGAACTGCTTAATAGCTACATTGAAGTTTTGCAAGCCGAAAATAAGGCCGATTATTTTATGGTGACGGTGGACGGTGATGCGGAAAACACCTATGTACATGAAATGGAAACACGGCTGTGCGGCTTCGAATTCGGCAATCAGTCGGTTGGTAGAATTCGACGTTGGTCAGGTTCGGCATGGTTGGCTACCGCAGACACAGGTTGGGGCATCGGCACGGGTGCAAAGGACAAGACCTTCAGCAACCTATTGGCATTAACCACCATTCAGGCGCAATACACGCCTACGCGAACAGCTAACACAAATATATACGGCACATTGGTGCTGTACAAAAAATACGACTTCGACAGCGATGATTGGCTTATGATGCAGGGCGATTTCAACGCTGGGAGGGATGAAATACGCGGCACTTTTCATGTGCTATACTACGGTTCAAGCGGCGTGACAAGCACGCCTGTTAAGGTCATCAAGTTGCAGGATGACCAAGTGCCAATTTATGGGGCAGGCGGCATGCCTGTGTCAGCACCATCGCCACCGATAACGCAAAATAGCGGCGGCTTTCAGATGGCGCAGAACCCAATCATCCTATCGCCCGTGGCGCATAACTACCTTGGCGCACCGAAGGCTGCAAGCACGGGCGCAACTACGCTAACATTGGCAACCGCATCCACCGGAGCAGATTACGCCGTAAATGATGTGGTCACAATAGTCAACCCCGTGACGGGTCAATTCGAAAATGTAACGGTCACAACTGCGCCAAGTAGCGGAAGCACCACGCTGTCCGTCACAGGCACACTTACTGCCGACTATCCTCAGAATGCCTTTTTAATTAAGAAACCCGTGGCACTTGCAGGCGGCGGCGGCACGGTCACGTCCGTTGCACTCACAATGCCTTCGGGCTTCACGGTTGGCGGCTCACCTATTACAAGCAGCGGCACGCTCGCGGTCACGATGGCAAGCCAAACGCAGCGCTTGTTTTTCGCCACGCCCTCAGGCGCGTCGGGCGCGGCAACCTTTCGCGCAATTGCGGCGGTCGATGTGCCAACGCTTAATCAGAACACGACCGGAACGGCAAGCAACGTGACAGGCACGGTGGCCGTAGCCAACGGCGGCACGGGCGCAACAAGCGCATCTCAGGCAATAACCAATTTGGGCGCAACGACCACGGGCGGCAACCTATTCACGTTGACTAACCCATCGGCTGTGCGCTTCATCCGCATCAACGCCAACAACACTATATCTGCGCTATCGGATAGTGATTTCCGCACGGCCATTGGGGCGGGTACGGGCAATGGCACGGTCACGGTTAGCGGCAGTATTACAAATGAATATCTGCCCGTTTTTTCAAGTTCTACAAACGTCATTCAGTCTGGCCTTCGATACAATAACACGGATGGCTTGACTATAGGTTTAATTAATGCAAGAACAACTGCCGCAGTCGACTATCTGACGCAAACATCGGGCATCGTTCAGAAGCGCACGGTAGCGGAAGTACTATCGGACATTGGAGCGGCGGGTAAAACAGGAACGCCTGTGGCAGGACAGGTGGCTTATTGGGATAGCGCAACGGCGGTCAAGGGCAACGGGCAACTGACGTTCACCGACACATCGGGCGCACCCGTGCTTAATGTGGAGGACACGAGCAGCAGTTCTGCTTCTTCCGCTGTGCTGCAAGTTATTGTGGCGGCCAACGCAAACGCAAATCCGGCAAAAATTGTCATAAACAACAAAAGCACGGCAACAGATGCCGACAGCCTTGTTCATTTCATTATTGAAAATGACACGGCGAAGGGATGCGTAATTGGTATTGATGCTCAGGACGAAATTTTCAAAATACAAAGCCGCACGGCGTTAGGTGGTACGCAGGGTATTAACGTGAAGCGAGATGTGACAGAAGGCGATAGGGTAGGCATTAACACTAATAACCCTGCCGTTACGCTTGATGTTATAGGGAAAAGTAGGAGCCGCGTACATATGACCGATACGCAGTCAACATCATCGGCGTTCGGTGGCGGAGCGGGTTCATCACCAACAGAAACCGAAAAGACGGTCACGGGCAACGTCATCCGCTATCGTTTTACCTGCGGCACATCGCCCGGCGCAGACCAAGACATTGTCACATTTACGATTAATGCGGCTTCGCAGTTCACCAATTTCTGCTACGCATCGGTGTCACCCGCCAATGCGGCAACGGCTTCGGAAATTACAAAATTCTATCCAAGTACTACCAGCGCAGGAACACTAACCATCACGGCCAACGGAACATTAACGGCAGGCGCACAATATGCGCTACACATCACTATGCACGGCTATTAACACTCAACATAAAAAAGCAAAACATGAGCAACAAAAAAATGCAACAACCCATCAACCTGCCATCAGAAATAAGTGCGATTTTTGTACAGGCAAACAAACTCACGGAGCAAGGCCGCACGATGCTTCAGGGCTATATCCTTGGCAACGCGGACATTGACCGGAGCAAGAACTACCAATTAACAGAAGACTGCACACAATTAATTGCACTTGAAGAAAAGCCACAAGAAGATGACAACCGAGAGTAAATTTTTGCCTGCCAATGTGGACATAACCCTATGGACGGGTGACACTTACACGCAGGAAATATACATCAAGAGCAACAATGTGGCAGTTGACCTAACGAACTACACGGCGGCATTGACCATTTACAGCCTAACCAATCGCGCCAGCGTACTTGCGCTGACATCACCATCGAGCGGCATCGTCATCACAGCGGCAACGGGCTTAATCACCGTCACCATCACGGCCAACCAATCGGCGTCCTTGCGAGATGCCGAATACGCCTACGAACTTGAATTGACGGTGTCATCCACCGTCCGCACCTATATGGCCGGAAGGCTTATTACCACAAGCAATCCTGTTCAGGCATGAGCGACATAATTGTAAGCACCACCAACGGCAATATTACGCTGGACATCGTTGACCACACGGTCAACGTCAGCATTGATTCAACGCCCATCACATTAACATTGGCGCAAGGCACAACAGGTGCTACGGGCGCAACGGG